GATGCTGACCCATCTCACTTCCTCAGCTTCCGGGCCGGCCTTGCCGGGCTCGCCTTGGACCCGGAACACATAATAGGAGGGATGCGAAGCCCAGCGCACGGCTATCCGCTCAGCTAGGTCGTCATAGATGGCTAGCTTGTTCTGGGCATATTCGTTGGGGCTCAGCCCGGCCTTGGCTGCAGCCTTAGATAACAGCTCGGCCGCACCCCGGGAAATCGTGGGATCCAAGCCCCGGGTCTCGGTCCGGGGCGATCCGAAGCCTAGCAGGTCGCCATAGGTCTCGGAAGCTGGTAGCTCTACCGGCTCTGCCAAGACAGGCGATCCGGTTTCAATACCAGCTTCCTCCCGTGCTTCCCGGCTGCTAGCTTCGGCCGGCTGCTCGCCTTCGTCCTGCCCGCCTTTAGGAAAGAACCACCCTTGCTGGGAGAAGCTACTGCGCGCCATCAATAGCTTGCCCTGGTCGTTAATCACTATAGCGCCGGCAACTGGCCGGGGAAAGGCTTCGCCCTTAACGGCTAAGTCGCGGATCGCTTTCTCCACAGCCCGCGAGTAAGAGTTAGTATAAGGCTTCTCGTAAACCCAGGGCGTCCGATTCTGGGGCGGCTCCCAGACAAAGGAGGGATGCTCGGCTTCATCGGTCTTAGTGAAGCCGTGCCTTTCGTAGAAGGCATTCAGCTTGAGCTGTAGCTCCGGGCTATCGGCCCCGGCCGTAAGCTCAACCCGCCGCCCAGTTGCGGCGGCAAAGTCCTTAATCCGCCGGAGCGCCTTGCTACCGGCTCCCTGGCCCGGGACCACCGCGTCAATCCGAGTAACGAAGATAGCCCTGTCCTCCACCTGCACGCTAAGCCGCACGGCCGGGTCCGTGGATCCGTAGTAGCCCATTCGGCCCAGCATGCCTTTCAGTTTCGTTAGGCCGTAGTTCTCGGGCTTAGCGGTGAACTTGCCGGTAGTTTCCCGCGGGTGCAAAGACTCTAGCCAGGGCGGCTGCCAGACACCCTGGGCTACTGCCTGAATGGGCTCGCTAGCCTGCACCCGGCTAGGAAGCCGCTGGCCACCCACTAGCCAGCACCGGCAATTGATGATTTCCTCTGGCGGCCCCTTGGGATCGCCCGGATACATCAGCCCGTTGATAAACGGCTTATCCATTAGCACGGCACCCTGCTCTCCGCACTCTACGTGGGAGGGGCGCACCCGCTCGTCCTCCATGGTCGCCCAAATCTTAGTCATGAAGCCGGCGGTCTTGAGCAGGCGGATTTGGGCACTGCCGTAGGTGGCCTGGGTCTCGGTTGCAGCTACGGTGACTCCGTGGCCGGTTTCAATCCCTAGGGCCAGATCGTCTAGGTCTTTGGCAATCTGCTCGTCGGTCAGGCCGGCGGCCTTGCCAGACTGGATGACCTTATCGAAGGCTTCGGATACCGAGTCCAAGAACTTGGAGAGGTGGGGCCCGCGGATTCCGGCGAACTCCTCGGCTTCCCCCGGAGCCTCTAAAGTCGGCGTAATGGCCCCTGGCATTGACGGAGGCGCGTTTGTTGGCCCGGGGGCAGGGGTTGGCCTGGGTAAAGGAGGTAAAGCCCCTGGAGGCTGAAAAGCCGCCAGGTTCCGGCTCATAAAACGGTAGATCGCTACTCCGGCTAGGAATAGCAGCAGCAGCAGGGCATCCAATTCCTCCCGGCGCCTTTTGCGCCGGGCTTCCTCGGCTTCCTCCTTGCGCTTTAGTTCGGCCAACCGCTGGGCTTCTAGGGCAGCAATAGATTGATTAACAGCCCGCTGATACTGGGCCTGGGCCTGGTCCCGAATGCTATCGTGGGCCTGCAGTAGGGCTGCCGGAGGTTGCTGGCTGGCCCGGGGCTGGGCTCCGGCTATGATCCGGGCCAGCCGCTCCCGCCTTAACCCATCCAGCAGCGTCCCGGCTAGCCAGTGGGAAGCTGGCCGCGGCTCGGCAAGGGTGCGGATGGCGGCCGGCATAGCATTCAGTAAGTCGTCATATCGTCCTGGGGTAGGGTAATGACCGCCCCGGTCGATGTAACTACATAGCCCGCTTCGTAATCGGCATCCTCGCCATAGAGGTCGCCATACCTTATCCCGTTGATAGCCGGGTTATCGCTACTCACTGCCGTTAGATAATCCTGGCCGGTAGGATCGGAAGGCAGGTCAAAGGATTTGCCCTCGCGTAGGCTCTTGAGAAATAGCTTAGCGTCTTCGTAGAAAGTCTTGGCCACTGCCTCTTCATTGATGACGACTAGCGGCAGGTTAGGGGTAGAGCTTATCAGGCGCCAGGCTGCTAGGTAGAGAGTATGCGGCACTGCGACCCGCGGGACCGCGTTAGCCGTTACACTCAGCGGGAACCGCTCGGCAGCCTGGATAGCTCCGCGGACCTCGGCCACGGCCATGGTCACCAAATCGTCCCGCCGGTTCTGCTGAGTAAGGTCCAGCGGATCGTTCTCGGCCGACCCGGACCCAATATTCTGGTTAGCCGAAGTGCTTACTAGGTGCGAGAGCACCTTTAGCAAATCCTGGCCCGTCGGGATGATCCAGCTGGTTGCCATTATACTGTAGTCCACTGGCCACTGTACCAGTAGTAAATAGCACCGTTAGCGGTATTGATGTAGATTTGTGCTGTGCGCTGAGGATTGTGGCTAGGCTCCCCCGAACCACACACCACCGCATCGTGTAGCAGGTCTGAGGGCGAACTCGCCATCAAGCTTGAGGGATCCACTGCCGGGTAGGATATACCTAGGCTCCCATTTACTTGTGCATTAACACTCATAGGCTTGTAAGCTGGCCGGCGGCGGCGAAAAGGAAACGAAGACCGCCGCCGGCTCCTGCTGGATGATTACTTCGCGTAGGCGCGCACTGAATAGTTAGTCCAGTTTGCCCCGGTCACGTTGTTGCTAATGATCCCAACGTATATCACCGGAGGTAATGTCCCCGCGTTAATACTGAAGTTGGTCATTGCGCAACCCTGGAGGCCGGCCGCTGTGGCGTTAGGCGTCGGAGCAGTCCAAGGCACTCCGCCCTGGAGCAGTGGCTCCACTACGTCCATGTAGGTAGCGGCGTCAGCCGGATTACTTCCGCCGGCTCCGACGGTGTCCACCCCTTTGAATAGCCATATCTTGACCCCGGCTACACCGGCCGCCGAAGGAATGCCGCGGAACTGGAGCCAGACAGCTTCCTTGCCCCGGCAATCAATCGGCGTCATGTTCGTGTAGCCGAGCACGCTGTTGATGCTGTTGGTCCAGATGGCGCTCCCGGGGACCACAGCCACATTAGTTTCGCCTGACAGCACCGCAGTGGTAAGTAGTCCTCCAATCTGGGCTTGTGCCCCAAGGACCATTCCCAACAGCGCTGCTACGATGATTGTGATTTTGTGCTTCATGTTATTCTTTCTACTTTAGAAGTTGATGGTTGCCTGCCTAGCTATAAGAGCCAGGCAGGCGTTAGTCAATGCTCCCGGCTAGGCAATCTTCAGCGGGAAGCCCTGCCGCGGATCGCCCTGGGCGGCTCCGTACATCAGGCAAACCCGTTGATTGATCGCCATCTTGCCGTTGTCCACGAAGGCGAACACCATCACGGTCAGGTTGCTATCCGGCTCGGTCATGAGACGGATGCTTGCCGTGATCGGGATGCCCAGCTGGTTAGCCACCTGGGTGAAGTCCTGGGGCGGACGGGCTACAAAAATGCCCGAACTCATGTTGCCGGCGAAGCCGAAGGCCGTGGTGGCCGCCGGGCTAGTGCCCCCGGGATTCGTGTCGTCAGTCCAGACGGTAAGTGCCCCGGCGTCGGTCCAGGATGCTAGCTGGCTTTCCAGCGGCTGCACCCCGAACAAAGTCGGCAGCTCGCCCGTGTTGAACTCGGCCTCGTTCTTGTGAATGAGGGCCATAATCGCCTTCGCGCTGAGCAGGTTGGCGTCCTCGAGTAGCTTGTCGTGATAGAAGCTATGCAGGAGTACGAACCGGCCGACGTCGGGTATCTTAGCAATGGTCATCTTGTTTTTGACCCCGATCATGCCCGACAGGTTCCAGTTGGCCAGCGCCTTGGTGTAGGAGTAGGTCAGACCGGAAACGCCGCCTGTGCCCCAGGCCGAGCCGCTATTGTACTGCGCGGCAGTCGGCAGGGCGAACATCCCCAGCACGAACTTGCTGATTTCCTCGGCCAGACTGTAGGTCTGGGCTCCGAGCTGTTCCCCGAACAGGTTGCGGACGGTCCCCGCCAGCAAGCTAACCGGAAATTCAATCTCGGTAGCTTTGAACATGTTGAGGAGCACCCCGCGGTCGGTCGTGCTCGGCACCGATACCTTGCGCACCCCGTAGGCATTGTCCGCATCCAGCTCGTAGCCGGTCGGCCCATCTACGCGCAGGGTCTTGCCGGCGCTCTGGGTGGTCCCGGTCCCGCTATCGGTAATCTGCCGTAGGCCGTAAGCTGTGCCCGAGGTAGCTTCGGCTGTAGCATTGGTGAACCCTACGCCTGGCACCCAGGTCAGCACGCCCGGCGGCGTGATGTAGCGGGTGAGAATCTGCTGCCCGAACCGGGCCGGCTCTCCAGTCAAGTCGGTCGTGAGCTTCTTGATCCACGGTAACTTGTAAACCAGATAGCCCAGGTTCCGCATGATGATTAGATCGGCCGCAAGCGATCCGATCTGGCTGTTGGGATCGGTAAAGGTTGCCGCCTTCACTAAGTCCCGCAGCATGAAGTCCTGGTTCGCGCTCACCGCCGGAGTAATCATCCGGTGCTTGAGAATCAAACCGGCTTCCTTAGACAGCTTCATGGCTTCCGGCCAGTTGTTAGCCCGGATTAGCTTCTGCTGTGGCTCCATGGCCTGGATCACGCCTTTGGCGCAATCGTCCAGAGAAGCCGTGACTGTTAGGCCGGCGGTGGGAGCATTGTCCCGGCCGGGCATAGGAGTCACCCTGCCTTCCAAATCCCTAAGGACCGGCAAGCTTAGGATATACTTCACACCCGTGCCTTCCCGGGCCGCCTCCATGACTAAGGCGCTAGCCTTAATCTCAGAAGTGTCCGCGCGGGGCACAATACGGTTTTCATCCGAGGCCCGATTGATCGCCTCGTCCACCCTCGCCTCGCGGGCTTTGATGGTGTTGGCTTCTGTCTGTTTGTTGGCCTGGATCGCGGTCCATTCGGACTCACTCACCGCCAACCCGTCTTCCAGTAGGACGGCAAACTCTTTTGCCGGAATATCCACTGAATCGCCCACCTTAAACTCTCCGTGGGCCTGTACGATTCTAGCTTTCATCGTTTATCTTTTGTTGTTCTAACTAAGTGCCCTGGTTTGTTATCGGGGGGCGCCCGCTTTGAACCAACTGGCTCAAAATTCTTTCGCTGGTAACTGGAGGCGGAGGCTGGGCTGCGAGTATCTCGCGGGCTTCCTTCGCCCGGGCTTCTAGCCGGCCTAAAACATCTTCCCCGGTCTCCAGCCCGCCGCCGTCGCTACCTTGCAGTAGCATCCTAGGCCGGTCTTTGGGATCGTTGATGTTGTAACTCATGGAGCCTTTGCCCTTATGGGCTTTCTCGGCTTTGCGGTGAAACTCGGCCACCTCCCGGTGCTCCTTAGCCCCGGGCTCGTCCCCGGAAGCTTCGTGGAACTGGGCCACCTCCTCGTGGGTCTTGGCCGCTTCCCCATGGGTCTCAATAGCCGCTCTCAGCTCATGCTCCGGCTG